TCTTCGGCAATAAAAAATCCCATATCTTCGGGAACTAATGCGTACCCGCCGTTATAGGCGTACATTGCCAGCCTTAGAATTTCTTCATTGTCTAAGTCTTCGGTGTACTCTTTCCAATCTTCGTCATTTTTGAACTTGTCGTACCAGTCGCCCGCGCCCGCGTATGTTTCGCCGTTCCAAGCTACTAGGTTAGTTTTTGTTTCTGTTGTCATTTTGTTATCCCTTTTCTGTTTGTTTTTTAGTTTTTGTTTAGTGAGCCTTTGTTGGCGTAAGGTGTAATTTTTATAGTTTCTAGTTCTTCGCGCATATAGTCCGCGCAACTTTCGCAAAAATCATATTCAACCGTTCCGTGAATTATGTCTTTACACTTGGCGACAACTTCCGCCATATCCGCGCACCCTGCCATTTCGCACCTAATCATTTTGTTAGTTCCTTTTCATCAATAGTTCAATACCCGCCGCGATTATCGGCGCGAGAATTACGGCGCTAGCGATTGCCAAAACAATAACTAGCTTTCCAAGTAAACGGTTTAGTTCGTGCGTGTATCTGTCGTTCATATCAGCGCTCTAAACTTTCTTGCTTCGCGTTCCTTTGCTCTCGCTTCGCGGTCTTTGATATCTTTGGCGACATATTCCAAGGTCTGCTCTAAATTTCTAAAGGCTATCTTTTCTTTTCTTCTTCCGCCGTGATAATCCCAAGTTTCAACGCGCACTTTTTCTGTATCTGTAAAGTAAATAAGGCTAGTGATGTTGTTGGTGTAATCAACATAAACAACCCAATCGCTTTGGCCTTCAATCCTTGGGTCTAGTCCGTAGCTTTGGCCTAGCGCGACAAGCTCCCGCGCTTTTTCTTCTAGCTTGTTCATTAGTTGCCCGCCATTTGGTAAGCGTGCTCTAGCTTTTCGATTAGTTTGATTATTAGGCTAAGGCGTACCCAAGAGACAGCCTCGTCTCGTCTTAGGTCTTCAAGCTCGCTGGCCTTTCCAAACTTTTTTGCTAAGCGTAGCCTTTCGTTTGTTTCTTCATATTGTCTATCTAGTGCTACTTGCTCAATTTTTAGAATCTTGATTGCTTCGTTCATCTGTTGCCCTTTCCCTTTGTAGCCGTTTGGCTATGTTTCGAGAATAGCAGAATTTTTGCCTTTTTTTGCTTTTTTTTCCTTTTTTTTCGTGTCGTTATCAAATCGTTATAATTGCCATTTTTGCCCTGTTTCAGCCTGTCGCGGGGTTTGGCCTGTCGCGGGCGCTCTTACCTCTTTATATGGCTAGCGTGGCAGGCGTGGCTGTCTAGGTCTGTCGGAGATAGGGCGCGGGTTTGTCGCTTCGGGCGTGTCGGTGTTGTCGGTGTTGTCGGTGTGTTTCTGGCCTGCCAAATATCTGGGGCGGTTGCTCTCACCCTGTCGCGGTGTGTGTGTTTCGGCGCTTCAAGCTGTCGCGGTTTCGCGGCCTGTATCGGTGGCAGGGTCTCAGGCTCTCGAACAAGTGTTCGATTAGGGCGTTAGAACAAGTGTTCCGAACAAATTTTCCAAGGTTTTTTTAGGGCTTTTTTGGCCATCTGTCAGAATTTTTCCAACCGAATCCGAACCGAATTTTGACTTTTCGTCATAATGTTTCCAACCGAATCCTGACCGAATCGGAATCTCAATCTTCAACCGAATCTTTAAGTGGTTTGTTGCCTCGTCTTGCATTGCATGAGCGATGGGCAGCAGCTAGCAGGCTAGTTGGGTCGCCTGGGTTTATGTGGTCTGCTTGCCAAGGGTCATTGAGTCTTGGGCCTTCGTTGCATAGATGGCAGACATAGGCGTTCTCTCGCACCATCCTTGCTCTTGCTTTGTAGTCACCTGAGTATTGGCCTGTGGCTTGCTTACGCGCTCGCCGTTTAGCATCAGCTTGGTCATCCCACATTTTCTGGTGGGCATCACATCTTGAGTTTCCGTCTGTCAGTTTTTTGCATACTAAGCAAGGCATCTTAGGCATAACGGCCCCCCGATTTTTTCATTTTCTTGTAGGACATGCTTTGAGCATACCCCCCCCTCATTTTTTATTTTCTTTGCCAGCCCAACCTGTGCCTTTAAAACTAAGTCCAGGAGAGTCGTAAACCCTTACTAAATCCTTTATGCAGTTTGCGCACAATGGAATCCTGTCTGGCTCGTCAATTTTTCTAATGACTGACATCTTTAGGTCACAGGTGTTGCACTTGTAATCGTAGGTGGGCATTTGTTTTCTTTTCTTTCTTTCATCTATGCGAGCCAAGGCATCTAGGAAACCCTGAGTGTGTAGGTCTAGGGTCACAGCTTGTAAACTGTCCCGCTAAAGTTCTCGCCTTTGGTCAATGGAAAAACCAGTAAGCCTGGGTCGCTGTCATCTCCACCCATGCCTGTTCGATACCAGCTAGAGCCAGCATCAAGAGTTGGACATTGAATTATCCATCGGCTATGGTCGTTTCTTCTGCCAGATTCCTTGACGGTCAGATGGTGAAAATGTCCATGAATGAGGATGTCTGCGTCTTTTACAGGCTGGTTGCCATGACTTTGATTACGCCACCATTGAACAATTCCATCAGGGCGTGAAGCTTGATGTCCATGAGCTAAACCTAGAATCATCTGGTTGTCGCCCCATACATCAAGAGCCAAAGACTCATCGTTAGGTTGTGGCTCGTAGAACTTGACTGGCAGACCAACCTCTGAGCTAAGCCTGGCAAGCTGTCGCTGGATGTGAATACCCCAGTCATCGGTTTGCGTTCCTAGTTTCTGTCTGCCCTGTCGCCATGCACAATGATTGGAGCCAACCGAAGCTGCCGTTATGGGTGCGTATCTTGCCATTAGCTTTAGTGTTTCCCACTCAAAAGTTGCCTCAAGGTCAACCTGTTGCATCAAACTGAGGTCGTTGGTTCTGTTGGGGTTCCCACCTGACTCAAAACCCTCGATGCTGTCACCGACATTTAAGAAAAAGATGTGGTCAGGCTTTTCCTTTTGCAGATACTCGGCAAGCTTGGATTGCTTCTCAGCGATGCGTTCAATTAGCTCTGGTGTGCCACCTCGGATGTCGCCAGCTTTACCTGTTTGAGTATCTGACCAGCAGACAACAACAGCCTTCTCGTTCTTTTCTTTTGGCTTTGCAACCTTGACAGCTTTGCGAGCCTGAGCGTAAAGAGTTGGCAAGTCAATCTCGATTTCAGAGCGTGTTCTGAAGTTGAACCGCCAGCTAACTAGCCAGTCCCCGCCCTCGCGTTGTTGCCAACGGCTGGTTTTTATCGGGCCGTAAATTTCAATTTTGGCTGGGTCAAAGCCCTGCTCAACTAAGAACTCGTCAAAGTTAGGTTGGTTGCCTGTGGTTGGTGGAGTTGTTGCCTCACCTAGCGTGCCATCAAACTGCACAGCAGGTCGCCAGTCTTTCGGTGGTGTGACCTTTGGTGCTGGTTCTAAGTTATCTAGCACAGGAGCATCCTTGTCTTTTATGGGCCATTACTGGCTTTTCGCTGATTGGTATGCCTCTTTTGGTTAGCTCTCTTGCTAAAGCTCCAGCACTCCATTGAGAGTCGGCTAGGGCTTTGGTAAGTATTTCTTTATCCTTAGCCTCTAGCGACTCAAGAACTGTCCTCACTTTGCAAGGTTGTTTCTTGACCTGCGGTTCCATTCCCTCTAGCATTTCTGCCCCCTTCGGTGTTCTTTATCAAGTTTAGAGCTAAGTTGCGTTATCTTGCAGCTTTGTAGAGAAGTGTCCTAATCATTCTTCTAATTCTTAGAGTCTTGTATGCCCAGTGAACTCGCATAATACGCCAGTTGATTGGTGGCCTCTTAGCTATGTGCTTTCCCAATGTCCCTCACCGCCTCTATCACTTCAACTACTCGTTCCAGTGTGTCAACATCAATAGTCATTCTTAAAACTGCATCTTGATTGAGTGAGTAGATAACCTGCTCAGTAAAGTATTCAGCCATCTCTTTTGCTCCTTGCTCGTAACCCTTGGCAAACCCTCTACCAAAAGCCATAGTCAGTTGCCGAGCTTTGCGTTCCTCTCGGTTAGGTCGCCAGCCAATCATTTGTCAGGCCACTCTCCGTCTAGTACTAGCAAACCGATAATTGCGTAGTTTGCAAGGTCAATAAAAGAATCCCTCAATGCTTCATGCTCAGGTTCGTTACCTGAATCAGTTAGGTGATTGATTCTTGCTAGCTTGTCGTGCATCCTGACTCTTAGGCCGTTGATAGGGCCACCAGGTGCGTTGCTAATGTTGGTTGGGCCGTAGTCGTTGTGCTTTGACAGCAGTAGCTTTGCGTTGTCATCAAAGTATCTGATAACTGTTGCGTCAAAGTTGGTGCTTAGGGTTATCCCTTTTCCTGCTGACTTCATGGCTTGTCAGTCACCTCAGCAATTAGCTCTTTTGCTTGGTTCTCTATCTTGGTGACTGTGTAAGCCAGCTGGTCAAGGTTTTGAATTAGCTTGTCAAGGCTGCCATCCATCATGGCGTTTACCTTTTTGTTCATGTCGTTCTTGTATGCTTGGTTTATCTCGGCAACTATGTCCTCGGCTGTGACCATGATGCTCTGGTCTAAATGAATTGCTATAAAGTCAAGAATGTAGTCGCGCTGATAACGGATGCCAGCATAGAAGCCTTCTGCGTAGGGTGTCAGTCTCATGGCTATCTGACCGAATCGTTGTACAGAGGGTCAACATAGATTTCTATGTCTTCGACTACCTCGATAATTCTTGCGATTGCTTTTGTTGGTGTTGGGTACGCTGCTTTGATTAGAGCGAGTATCTCGTTCTTCATTAGCATACGGCCCATGTAGATTCCATCCGACTTGGCAACACTGAAGTTGTATTGGTTTGGGTGGAAGTCCTTGACTGCGAACTCAATGCGTTCTGGATTATAGTTAGGCATTTTCTCTCATTTCTTTGTAGGTTTGCTTGATGTGTTCGATTAGTTCTATTCTTGCTCTAGCGTCATGTTCTGAAGCCAAGTCTTTGCCAGGAACACCTGGTGTAAGTGTGAACTGCTTTTGAGTCCAACGCTGTGCTTCTTCGATGATTTTTTCGGCTAGTTCTGCTTCTTTCATTTATTTGTCTTCTTTGCTATTGCGTTGACGGCTACAAGGTAGGCAACCAAAATACCCAATATGCCTAGCGTGTATCCCCAACCAAGGTGAATGTCTTGAATTGCCCAGCTAATAATTAGCAGGAGCATTAGAGCTATAAAATAAAGCACTATCTTGATGCCTGTCATTCTTGTATCCCTTCTTTAGCAACCTTTCGGCTGTAATAAAAGAATAGCAGTTTTTGAGGATTTCAGTCAATAATTGTGTTTTTTTGCCTTTTTCGGCGTGTCGCGCTAATCGAGCGTTTTTACAAGGATGCTTGCGCCTGGCTGAATTCCCTCGGCGTAAAGCTTACGAGCTGAGATTCGGACTATTCGGCTGTCATCTGTCACGATGCCTGAGTCTGTCAGAGCGTCACCGACTGCCCTAATGAGCTTGTCTAAGTCAGGGCTAACGCTTGGTAGTTGTCGAGTAACTGATTTTGGCTTTGGCATGTAGAAGTTGACTATAAGCTCACATGGCTCATCTATTGAAACCCAGTCGCTGGGTAGTGTTGCCATTGCTTGTTGAACTATGGCTTTACGCCATGCCTTGTGTTTAGAGCTGTTGACCTGGACTATTCGGCCATACATTATTGCGTGAGAGCCTTGGCTTGCGGGGTTGCCAGGAACGCTAAGGCTTATCTCCGCCATAAAGTTCCCATGCTCCAATTATGGCAGCCCAAGCATAGAACAGACCGAGAGCTAGTCCCACACCATCAAGAACGCTAGTTTCTTGAAGCGATAGGTTCATTAGTATGCCTGCGGTGACGGCAGGGACTAGCCATCGGAGATTTTTCAAAAAGGACTTGGCTCGCTGTGTGTCGGCTCAAAGATTCCCTTGATGATTGCCAATGGTTCGGCAGGAACAATTTGAGGGTTATTGATGCTGACCTTGATGGATTGCTTCGCTTCGCCCTCTTTGTTGACCCAGTTGTCAATCTCTGAGCTGTAAAGCCCCTCGACTGAAACTGTGTCACCAGCGTCAAGTGTTGTGGGTGATTTTAGCCATACTGTGTATCGTTTATTGATTGTGTCGCCTGTCTTAGTTTCGTAGGACTCGACTACCTCAAGACCTTTGCCTTCATAGAATATTCGGCTGACAGTCCCTTTTACCTTGATTATTGCCATCTCTTTGTTTCCTTTCGATTTGTTATTTTACTCTAGTGGTCGCCTATGACATGGTTGGGATTGGTGCAGTCAAGGTGTCCACAAGACCTAATGCCAGGCAAGACTGGCTTGCCGTCAAAAATGGGGATGCTGAGCGTTTCCTTGTCAAATTCACCCTGCCAAGGGATGCACTTCTCAGAGCCATACTTGATGACCAAGGCTCGGTGCATCCTACAGGATTGGCACTTGAGGTCTTTACGCTTACGCTTATGGGTGTTGACTTTCCAAGTCGCACCACATCGGCAGCATAAGGCCACATTGTCATCCACACCATAATCTTAGCCTTCGACAACTCTGGCAAGGTGTCCCTCGAACTTAAGTCCGACCTGACCGAGTGCGCCGTGTCGGTTCTTAGCAACCTTCATAATCATCCAGCTCTTTTGCCAGTCAAACTCATCTTCCGCAATGGAAACCCTATGTAGCAAGATAACAGCGTCTGCGTCTTGTTCGATACCGCCAGAATCTCTAAGGTCAGCCATGTCAGGTTCCGAGTCGCGGCGTTGCTCTGGTCCTCGGTTTAGCTGGGCTAAAGCAATTACTGGGACATTTAAATCTCTAGCAAGGTTCTTCAGGCCGATGCTAATGTCGGTAATCATTTCGTAACGCTTACGACCTCGCTCGGTGTCCTGAATCAAACCTAAGTAGTCAACAACGATTGCCCTAAGCTCGCCGTTACCCTTGACGCTGTTTGCCAACGCCCGTATCTGTAAAAGGTTTTGACCTGACTTGTCGTGAATGGCAAGCTTGTGTGACTCAATCTTTGTTCTCACGGCAGCAATCTTTAGCCAATGCTCATCGCGCAGGGTTCCCTTCTCAATGTTGCCAATGTACACCTCGGCTTCACTGGCGATGATTCTGTTGTAAAGCTCGTTACGGCCCATCTCAAGGCTGTGGAAGGATACTGGGCCAGTCTTTGATAGCTCCCAAGCAATCTGTAAACCGATAATTGTTTTACCCACGCCTGGTCGCGCACCGATGATGTAAAGCGCACCTGGTCTGAAGCCAGCGATAATTTCGTTTAGTGATGGCCAAGGACTTACTGGGTAGTCTTTAGGCTTGTCTAGCTCATTCATGTATGGCAAAAGTTCGTCAGCAACATAGGTTGGCTTGACGGCAGAGTTTCTGTCAATCAGGTTGTCAATTTCTTTTTTAGCTGTGTCAAATACCGAAGCTAAATCTTCGTGCTGTGCCTTGCTGTGAATCATCGTGCCAGCTTGAGCAAGCCTTCTGCGTGTTGCTTCCTCGATTACCTTTTTGGCATAGAAGCTGACCGAAGCTGCTGTTGGTGTGCCTGTAACGATGTCGTGAAGATAGCTCGCAAGTTTTGGCAGAGCTGCACCTACTGTAAGCACATCAATCGGTTGCCTTGCTTGTTTCATCTCCAGCATTGTTTTATAGATACGCTCGTTAGCTGTGTCGTCAAAGTCCGCTGGTGTAAGTGTCAGGTTCTCTAGTGCCTTGCCGTTAGTTAGTAGAACCGAACCGATTACTGATTGCTCAAACTGAGTCATTTGATTCTTCCAAAGATAGGTTTTGCAATAGCTTTTTCTTTTGGTTCTTCTATGTCTTCGTAGAGTTCTTTGTTTAGCCAAGAGGCTGGATACGGAATGTAGGTCATGTCTGGTAGTTTCCCTTCTGAGTAAACCTTAGTCAGTTTTAGTAGCTCATCGGGGGATTTACGCTTAATTGCTTTATTCCATGCTTTGAGAGCATCTGCCTTAGCTATTCGTTTAGGGTAAAGCCCCCAGAACTTATCAAATCCAGTATCAATATTCTCTGGTTTATTCTTAATAGGTTGTTCTTCTTTAGTAATAGTCTTCTTTGTGTCCTGTTTACCGCTCACGGATTTTACCGTAGCGGGGTTTTGGAAGGGGTCAGCAGTAGTCCAAAAATAGTCGGCAAAGGTTCCGTCTTCATTGTGTTCTTGTTTGTCTGACCTGTTTAGGTAGCCCAAGAGTTCAAGCTCTTTGACCGCCGATTTTATTGTGTCTACCCCAGTCTGATTGAACCGAGCCAAGCTACTAACGCTCATGTTCCAACCAGGTCGGTGGCTCATAAGTTGAGTCAGTAGCCCAATGGCCTTAAGTGACAGCCTTGAGTCCCTTACCCAGTCGTTAGGTATCTGAGTAAAGTGGTCGTCAAAGGTGTGGTGTCCTCTAATAAGTGGCAATGTGTATCTCCCTTTTCTATTTTTTGAATAGCCCAATCCTAGTCAGTAGGTCCGTCACTGGCACGATTCTGCCTATGCTGGCCTTAGTTTGAGCTGTTGCTATCGGTTGTCTTACTTCTCTTGGGTTCGTGTTGCTAATAATTTCTTTGAGAACGCTGGCTTTTATCATAATGAATCCATCACCAGTTGGCGATGCAAAACACCAGTAGTCAGACTCACTTACATTTATGCCACTTTGCTTTTTATCAGACTCGTCTTGCTTTGAGTATTGCCAAGTTTCGACATAGACATTGCCAGTTTCAGTAACTCTATAATCTGTCTTTACTTCAATCTTCTTGCCTTGCAGGTCTGCCAAGAATGTTTGTAGTAAATCTTCACCGACTAAGCCGCGAGTAAAGTCCACATCAAATCGTGGTTCGTAGTTCATAAAATACTCTCTCTCTTACCCTTGCTAGGACTCTAGCAGTTAGAAGTTCTCAGGCTCAGTTTCTAGTAAATCTTTTGTAAAATCGTCATTTATTAGCCACCAGCCGCCGTGACCGAATATTGGAACCTCGCTCGGCGTTTCGTGGTTTCTTAGCTTCCAGCCATACTTGCGACCTAGCTCAGCAAAGGCAGCATTACTCTCAAGTAATAAATTAGCCTCAGCACATAGGGCAATAATGTTACTTGGCACATCCCTGACCAAACTACCGCCCATGCCACGATTTTGTCTGTGGTGAGGTATTAGGTCATCGCCTTGAGTGCCACAGTGCCAACAACCTAAGTCGCGTTCTAAGTATTTCTGAAACTGTTTTTTAGTCATCGAAGGGGTCATAAATCTTGGCTGGCATTTCACCAGGTTGGAACCCTAAAGCGATTGTGGTGTCTGCCATACCACCATTGACAGCCTCAACAATGTCGGTGTTGTCGGTGTTGTCGGTTATACAAGTGTGCTTACGCCGCCACTCTCGCACAAGCTTGACCGCCTGAGCATCGTCAGTCTTGATTTTGGCCCCACAGGAGCAGGATTCGGCTATCACCCGATAAGGCTACCAGCTAGGCATTTCTCCACTGTAATTCGACATTCTTGCTAATTACAGCCATCATGGTTGCTTGGTCTGACAAGGCCCTCATCTTGGTCTTTACCCTGTTGTATTCAGCCCTGGCAAGGTCAGCCTTGAGCTTTTCATCTAGTGACTGCAACTTAGCCACAGCTTGCCTGTCAGCAACAGTTCCTGAGTTATTGATAAAGGCCAGTGAGACAGCTCGGTCATAGGCAGCTTCGGCATCAGCCAGCTTGCACTCTGAATCGTAGAGAGCGTTAGCTCCCTTGTCCATCTCCCTTGTCAGCCTTTGTAGTTCCTCGACTATGTGGCCTGGTGTAATAATTTCCATGCTTTAGCCTCTCTGCTCGTTCTCTTTGTATGTCCCATAGGTTGCCAACTGTTTCCAGTTCGCCTAGTTTCCACTGTTCTTGTAGGCACTCTTGTAATTCAAGGATTGACTGAATCAGTATCCTTTTTGCTTGCGAGTCCATTAGCGATTGCCTTTATCTTGTCGAGTATTTCTTCCGATGCTCCACCAGTTTTGGCTTCGCTGTACAACAATCGTAAACCCTCGATGTCATCGCCTAATGCGTCTGCCATTGTTGACCAGTCTTTGATGGTTGGCTTCGGCGTGTTGCCTCTTGCAACTTTTTCCATCTCGGTTCTGCTAGCGCGTTTGTTGCCTGAGTATCCTGCGTTTGCAAGTGCGCGACCAATGCTGCTGGTTTCGCATACCTCAAGTCCTGATGTAGCTTGTGGACCTTTCTGGCTGTCAACTTCATAGGCTAACCCTGAGCCTTTAGGTAAACCTTTTTCTTGGTCGCTTGCGTTTAGATAAACAACTGACCGAGTAACCCACATACCGACCTGTCGGTCCTGAAGTGTAGTTAGGTTGTCGGTAATGATTCTTCCGTCACTGTTATCTTTTAGAAACCTGCGGATGCGTTCTTCCACAGTTTCATAATCATTGAGGTTGAATTGTGCCATTTATTTTCCCTTCTCTTGGTGTAAGAACGGCGCTCCACCAGCTCTTGACCTAAGACTGAGCCAATGCTCACCAAAG